CCATTATTGAACTCCTAACCTTTTTTTAATTTGTGCTGACCTTGGGTCTTTAGGATTAGCGTTTGCCCAATCTAACGCTTGCTTATCTTGTGGACTAATTTCTTTAGCTGGAGCAGAAGTATCACCGCCATAAGGAACGTATGACCTTTGTTTGGCTCTTTCCTGAATTTCAGGAATAGTTAATCCCATGTCTTGCAAGTTGTTGTACAGAACTTTTCTGCGCTGCTCTAACAAAGCATCGTAAGTTTCTGGCTTATAGTTAGTCGGGTCAAGAACAGGTCCGACCATTTTCATATCTTGAACAGTTATACGTTGACCGCCTTTAGCCGCACGTTCAATAGCATACGTTTCTAGCAACGCATCTTTTAAGAACAGTGTAGTTTTGTCATTTCCTGTTAATAATGAATCAACAGCAGTTTCAAAATTAACTTCTTTAGGGTTTGAAATAGAATTAATTTTTTGCAATAACGGAGCTAACTTAGAAGTTAATCCAGTACGAATTTCAGGGTCACGCAATTGACGTTGCAAGTTCTCAATGCTTCTTACACCTTGAGTCATTGTCATTACTTCTTTGTCATTCTTACGGTCTTCATTAGTACGTTTTTTACCTTCATTAGCAAGACGCTTATCAAGCCTGTCTTCAGATGCTCTTAATGTAAGAAGCAAACGATTCATTTGGTCTTGAGAACGCTTTTCAGCCATTTTCTCTTTTACAGCTATTTCTTCTTCTTTAATATCAAGTTTTCTTGTTTCTAAGTTTTCTTTAAATTGCTTTTCAAAACCAGTTTGCAATTCTTTAACAAACTTAACAGCTTCTTGAACGCCCTGAAGGTCAGCCTTTTGTTTAAGAATCTGGCTACCTGTTTTTGCAACTAACTCTTGAACCATTGCTTCAGCTTTTTGAACGTCATAAGGCAACATCTTTAAAGCTAAGTCAGCTTCTTTAGCGGCAGCATCAAGGTTGGCTTTAATCTGAGCCATATCCTTTTCAAACTTAATTGTTTCTTGCCTCCAAAGGTCAGCACGACCCTCTCGCCAGCCTTTCATCATTCCTGTCATAGAGTTAAGCGCACCCATAGCGGACAGCTTGTTCTTGCTGCCACCACCAATAGATATAACGCCTAGCAAACTAAACAATGTTGAAAGACTTTGAATGTTTTCTTGAGTAGGAATAAATTTAGGCAATGGATTTTCTGCTTTAATTCTTTCCTGACCTGCACGAATGTCGTTGGCAGTATCAGACGCATATTGCTTAACGCCTGATTCTCCAATGCTTTTACCGTAAGCAGCAGAAGACTCAAGTTCTCCAATGGACTGACGTAATCTTTGCTGCTGGTCTTCTAATGTTCCTAATTCAGTAGCAGCAGCCGCTCTGTCTTTTACACGACCTTGAATGTCTGAAATTTTAGGTGCGCCGGGAACGCCTTCCATGTTGACGTTCAACGCTTGAGCAATTTTGCCAGTATCAATATAGTCAGCAGGACTTCTTTTCTTCTGTCCTGTTGGGTCTATATTAGGTTGTGAAATTGGGTCAGCCATTATGGAGTACCTCTAACTTGTTGAGGGTTAAAGCCGTATGTACCGCCACCAGCGATTGCAGCCAGTTGCGTATAAAACTGCTGATTTGCCTGATTAAGCTGCTGGTCAAGCTGCATACCCGTTCTAATAGCACCCAACGCAATGTTGTCGCCAATCTGAGAAACCTGTAAACCAAGGTTGTACTGATTAGCTAGTAATTGCTGACGGAAGGCTTCTGTCTGTGCTTGGGCTTGAGCAACGCCAACACCACCCCTAGACTCAACACCTTGAGCTAACTGCGCTCTCATAGCTTGATATGCCTGTGCGCTTTGTGGTGTAAGTTCACCTGACATTGCAGCGCGTTGTAATTCTGTACCAGCTTGTTGATATGGCTGACCTATATTCTTTTGCTCTTGTGTAGCTTGCTGTACTTGTTGTGCAGCTTTCTGAGCTTGCTGTCTGCCAACAATTGCACCTGCACCTGCACCGCCAACACGAAGAAGGTCAGCACCAGTTAAACCTGTTTCTTTCTTTAGTGATGCTAACGGGTCACCAACAAATCTTTGTAAGAAACTTCTTTGGTCTCCTGCTGCTGTACCTCCACCAGATGCCTGTGCAGCCGCTTGTTGCTCAACAGCTTTTCTAGCTTCAGCAGATACTCGCGCAGGAGGTTGGACAGCAGGAACTCCAAAAACATTTGCAGGGGAAGGAGCTTCTGCCGCAGCTTGAGGAGGTGTTAATTCAACCGGAGTAGACGGCTGATAATAAAAATCTTGAGTTCCAACTTGAGAAGGTGGTTCGTACTGAGTGTATGAAGGGCTGTACGCTACTTCTCCACTAGCAACCTCTGGTGAGAATGTTTCTGCTGGTTGATAAGATTCCGGAACAAGTTGTTCAGAAGAAAATTCATCGTAAAACTCTAGCAATCCAGTTTCAGGATTGACTGTTCCGGCACCGCCAGCTTCTTTCAGCAAGCTGACCTCTTTCGGCGTTATATGAGCAAGAATGGTGTCACCACCCCGGCCTTTATTGGCGAGCATCTTAGCAATTGATTTTAAATCGCTAGTTTCTTGAATATCAGCCCGTAAAAGCCGTGCTAGTTTTTTAGTCATTTAAGCCTCCGAATTACCCATATAGCGCAACGATTCCACGTTCCAGCCAGCTTTTTTACCTTCTTCCTTATCACCGCCAAATATCGGCGCACCAGCGTCGCCAATACGTAATGCTTGAGATAACGCTTGAGAACCAACAGACGCCTGTGTTTGTATCGGACTAACAGGCTGTTGTTGTTGAGTTGTTTGAGTTGTCGCAGTACCTCTTGGAGCAGACGTAGGAGCTTGCTGCTGCTTGCCAAACAAAGTCGAATACACCGCTGGATACAACGCACTAGACAACAATTTACTTTCTGTTGGACCAATAGCAGACTCGGTTGGCAATGGCACTCCGGGAGCCAACTGTTGCTGCGCGTACTCAGGGTTTACACCGAGAGCGTTAGGGGTTGGTCCTAGGCTTGGGTCTACAACAGGCTGTCCGGTAGCTGCATCTACTGACCGTTCTTCAATAGGTGCTGACGGAGTAACATCCGTTTGGAAACCTGCTTTTAATCCTTCAATCGTTCCAGATGTAATGCCGCCAACCGCAAATGCTTTAGCACCCGCTGACAATGCGTCAGATAAACTTTGACCTTTAGCTAAAGCTGTCAATGTGGTTTGCGTAGACGCTCCTGTAGCACTGGAAGCAATTTGTCCAGCAACTTTAGAATCTACGGCAGAAGCAACTTCTGCACCAACGGCTTTACCGGCATATTGCCCCGCAGTGGCAGCAACATAAGAAGTAGCAATATCTTTAACGCTGCCACCATTGGCAGCAGTAACAACAGCAGAAGAAACAGCCGGAGGAACACCAACAGCAGTTAATGCAATTGTCTCAATAACTGGCAATGGATTTTTAATGACGTTAGTAACAGCTTTACCAACATTAGCCGCAACTTTTTGAACGACTTTAGTAACAGACTTTACCGCGCTAGAAACGGCTTTAGTAACAGCTTTGACTGCGCCACCCATTAAAATTCTCCTATGCCAATTAAGCCCGGAGTAACACCGTCATCCAACACGGTTCCGCTTGGCTGAGTCTTAATGTCAATGCCAGCCATCTTTAAAACCTTCATGATTTGAGGATTATCAATATCAAATTTTCCGGTTTTAAATCCTGCTATTTTCATTGCTTTCCTAAACTCTTTAATGCTTTCAACCAAAGCTCTAGGAGAGTCAGCCGTCTCCATTGCTATATCAACGCTGCCATCTTTATTGTTGTTGTAAATAAATAGCGTGTTATTCGCTCTCATCACTCTGAAATCAGGGTCAGCAGTAACCAAGTCAGCAAACGTGTTGTACAACTTAATGGCTTGCGCTCTATCTCCAGTAGCCGATTCCAGAATGTCGATGACATCCATAGGTTCTGCTGGCTGACGTTGCTTCTTAACCTGCTCCATAACAGCTTGATTATTTGACAACTCAAAATCTGATTTTTTTTGGGGGACGGGGAGCATTTTTATAGTCCTAAAGAAGCTGCGATTTGTTCATGAATGTACAAATGGCTGGCTATCCAGTCATAGAAATCAGACTCATTATTGAAGTCAACGTCCAACATATTGAACGGATTATTCAATCCTAAAAGGCTTGCAAACGCTTGATGCTCGACTTGGTGAGCCAATAACCAGTCATCTAGGTTGTCTGTTTGGGCGTCAATAATGGGGTAAATAGGTACTGAAATGCCGCTATCCATGAATACTTCTTGGAATAACTTATGTTGCAGACCATTTTCAAACAAAAACTCTCCTAGGGAATCATTGTTCCCGTATTCAACAATGGAGAGCGTGTCCATATTCATTACTTGTCTGCCTTGTTCTCTAAGCGGTCAAATATCTTGCCTAACATTCCTTTAATGTCAGCAATGTCTGTCTTGTAATCATCTTTGCTTAAATATATGTGAGGTATCTCACGAATATCGTCATCTATACGATTAAGCATCCGTGTAATGTTGTTCAGCGTCCAGCCACCAAAGAAAGCAGCAACGCCAACCACTAAATTAAACAAAGATTGTCCGTCCATTTAAACCCCGTAATATGGAACTTTAACAACAGTTGAATTAGCCAAAGTAAATTGCAAATATCCAGCGGGAACCAAAGGCAAACTAGGCGTTGCAAATGTAGCTGTTGCGGAAGTTGGTTGACCAAGAGAGTTAATAGTCACACTATTGTTTCCGTTAATAACCATTGCGCTACTTGTTGACGCATTTGCATTAGCAAGAAAGTGAACAGAGTTTGCGTTCCATGTAGCAATGGCTACGTTTCCGTTATAGCCAACAAAAAAACTTGCATTAGGATTAGATACAGCATTGTTTGGAAAGCCAGCAGCAGAAAAACTATAATTGCTGCTATTAATTCCCATATCACTATAAGCAGTAAAACCATCATTGATGGCTGAAATGCTTGCATACGATGTGCTACTGTTATTAGTGTTTTGAACAGCAACATAAGAATATGTAGAGGCATTTCCAACAAAGCTAGAAATAATACCAATGTCAGGATTAGACAATCCTCCACCAACATTGAGCGCACCAGTATTGGAGCTTGTCCCTCTATATGTAATGTTGACATTGCCAGCAGTTACATTGTTAAGCGTTGCGTTGCCGCTAGAAATTGTTACATTGGTTTGTGTGACGTTATCTGTTGTGCCGCCAGTAATCAAAACACTATTAGCGTTTTGGATAGACATCGTACCCAAGCCAGACACCGCAGAATTGCTAATGGCTATGGTTACGTTAGACGCAGAAGTCACGCGACCTTTAGCGTCAACCGTTACCTGAGACACCTGAGAAGCCGTGCCATACGTGCCAGCAGTTACACCGCTAGTATTTAACGTAGGGCTTGGGTAGGTTCCAGTTAAATCACCACCAGCAGAGCCACCGGGAGCCACACCTGTAATTGTTACGTTAGCCGCCGCTGTTAGCTGACCTTGAGCATTAACTGTAAATGTGCCTACCTGAGTAGCAGAACCATAAGCAGCAGCCGTAACAGCAGTGTTAGCAATAGAAATAGTTCCATTAGACGTAATGGGACCGCCAGTTAAACCCGTACCAGTATTGATATTGGTTACTGTGCCGCTACCGCCTGTGCTACCTGCTGTCTTTAACATCGCTACTCCTTATAGGCCGTCGCCGGGCGTAATGTAAATTGTTGCGCTTCCACTTGCCGTTATGCCAGTAAAGTAAGCATTAGGCACAAACGTCAAAATCTCATCCGTGTTTGGCAATAACGGAAATGACGGACCCGTAGTCGTTACTACACCAGCGTTAGTCGTAGCATTAGCCGCATCTTGACCATAGCCAAGAAACACCGTTACAAGGCCGTTATTGATAACACGGTACTGGTTGCCACCCAAGGTAGTAGATAGGCACTGGACAGGCGTAGGAGCCGCTACGTTGGCTGTAAACGCTACTGTGTTGCCTGTTTTGGTAAACGCATTAAGTCCCACTGACCACCTCCCATGTTTGATTAGCTTCATTCCAGCTATACATATTCCCGTCCGTAGGCATTGGAGTAGGTGCTTGCCATTGAGCATTAGCGTCTAATGTCCAACTTGAATAAGGCTTAGGCGGTACAAACGAATCTATGTCAGCTTGGTAGGTATAACCAATTCCAGCGTAGTTCTTACGGATTCTGCCGTTATAGCTTGTCTGCTTCCAAGTGCCGCCAAACAAACGCTCGCAGAACGCTGCACCGATGTATTCTTTTTCTACACCGTGAGCGTCAGCAGTGTCCTTGTTATCAACAACAATAACTTGTACAACTACATTGTTTTCATCAAGCTGCGCGTAATGAGCCATCTGCTTCTCCTATTGCTTTTTGAAATTCTTCCATCTCGCCGGTCATTTTTTCTAAATCTTCAGGTAGCCACATCGTAGGAATAGAATCCTCAAACTCTTTTATCTTGTCCATTACCCAAACCACTTCTTCCCAACTTGGGCAGGGTCTAGGGTCATCCCAACGAGTAAACATCGTATTTGATATTTCCCACTTAGCATTCGGACGCAATAACTGCATTGCAGCGTCTATTCCATACAATCTATAAACTTTAGTTTCCATGTGTTTATTGGTTAATTTTAATAATTACGATACCGGAGCCACCGCTACCACCCGCGCCAGCGCTTGGACTAGCTCCGCCACCTCCACCACCGCCACCGCCGGTATTTGCAGTTCCATTATTTCCTGTCCCATTTACTACACCAGCGCCACCACCACCACTACCGCCAGTTCCAAGTGTTCCGCCATTATATGTAGCACCACCTCCGCCTCCAGCGTAGGTAACAGAACTTCCTGAAATGCTAGAAGCAGTTCCAGAACCACCAGCGCCCCCAGTTGTGCTAGTTCCATTGCCACCAGAAGCACTAGCTCCACCTCCGCCACCGCCTCCATAATTAGGGCTGCTAAAAGGCCCAGAACCTCCATTGCTACCCTGACTTGGGGTTGTGGCTGGAGTATTCCCAGTTCCACCAGCTCCAGATGGAACACTTGGAGAAGAAGAACCTCCGCCACCAGAACCGCCATTTGCGCCAATTTGTATATTGCCGGGGTCAGCCCCACCACCCCCACCGCCTCCATTAGAAGTGATTGTGCTAAATATTGAATTGCCACCACTTGAGCCTTGACTTGGAGATGAAGATGATGCTCCAGCGCCTCCTGCGCCAACAGTAATTGTATATTCCGTTCCCGCCGTTACTGATAAAGCGGAACCAGCCCTATAGCCACCCGCCCCACCACCACCGCCTCGATTAAATCCACCACCTGCACCACCAGCCACGACTAAATAATCAACTGAGGTCACACCTGTTGGTGCTACCCATGCAGTCGATGATTTAAACGTAAATATTGTTTGTGATGGAGCGGTATAAGAAAGGATAACTATGCCGCTGCCACCAGCGCCGCCAGCTCCCGGTCCGGTGTTAGGGCCACCACCACCGCCGCCACCTGTGTTCGCGGTTCCGGCGGTTCCACTGCCACCATTACTATTGCCACCTGCACCACCACCACCCGCGCCTCCAGCACCAGCTACAGTAGTAAATCCAGAGTCAACGCCACCACCGCCGCCACCAGCGTAGGTTACTGAATTACCGCTAATGGTTGAAGCAGTTCCTGCCCCGCCAGCTCCACCAGCATTAGGGCTTAAAACATTATTTGAACCAACCGTACTAGCACCACCACCGCCAGCCGCTGAACGCTGATTTCCTGATGGAGTTGAACCGCCTGCATTTCCTTGTGACGGACTTGTTGACGGAGTGTTGCCAGCACCACCGGGGCAAGCTGGACCAGTGTTTACACTTCCACCGCCGCCACCACCAGAACCACCAGCTACCCCACCTGATGCGGTAGGAGCTTGATTATTACTAGCACCACCTAATCCACCGCCAGTAGAAGTAATTGACGAAAAAATAGAATTACCACCATTACTGCCGCCACTAGGAGAGCCTCCGGGGCCGCCAGCGTTTGTCATTCCAGAACCACCTGCTCCAACCGTAATAGTGTAGTCAGTTCCAGCGGTAACAGCTAAAGCAGTGCCAGTTCTAAACCCCCCCGCACCACCTCCGCCACCTGCTTGACCACCACCGCCACCACCGGCAGCGACCACAAGATAATCAACAGCAGTCACGCCAGCTGGACAAGTCCACGTGCTAGACGCAAGAAAACGCTGAACTATCGTGTAGTTACCAGCACCTCTAGCTAATAAGGCTTGAAGTATTCCGCTCATTAGGTCAATCCCGAACCAGAAATAATCCAAGAGGTACTAGTAATTTTTACAGCAGTTGCCATGCCGTATTGCGCAAGCGTTCTGCTTCCCGTAGTACCCGCTGAAGACAAATACATAGTGTCAGTAGTAATTGCAACAGTCACCGCATTAGCTGACAGGTTGATAAACGTAATAGCTGCACCAACAGAAAACGCTACGTTAGAGTTAGCCGGTATTGTGTATGTAGCAGCAGCCTGACCAGTAGGGTGGTACAAGTGTCTTCCGGTATCAGCTAACACGACGTTGTATGCGCCGTTCTGCGAGTTCTGTGGAATAGTCAGATAACCGACTGTATTGCTTCCGTCAATCGTGCTGTTGGCTACGTTAGCCGTTACGTTTCCGCTGCTAATGGTTACATTAGTTAACGTCAAGTTACCAATACTAGAAACCGTAGAGCCAAGTGTTAGCGTTGTATTTCCTACAATAACATTGCTATTAGCAAGATAGTTGTTTGGAAATCCAGTAGATACAGAACTAATAGTGACGTTAGCTAACGTCATATTATTTAATGTAGTAACAGTATTTCCAAGTTGGATAGCCGTGTTACCAAGCGTTATTGTCGTAGCAAAGTTGCTATCTAGTTGCGACAACGGAATAGCCGATGTAGCCGTAGCAAAAGTATATGGGACAGCCATTTAGAACCTCACTCTCAATTCATGTTCGTACTCAAAACCGTTGTACACAATTCCGGCACCGGACGATGTAACGGTCATACCTAAATATTTTCCGTATTGCTTTGCGTCAGTCTTATATAACGTGTATCCACCAGTACCACCAGACCAAGGTATTACAACACTGCTGTTGTTTATCCAAGGAATAATCATAGAAAAATTATTAATCCAATTTATATTTGTTCCAAGAACAACTATTGGACTTGAATTACTTTCAGAATCTACGCTTACACTAATAGTTGACGCATTTTGCAATGTCGCTTCAATACCAATCTTTAATGCTTGCTTGGTACGAATTGGGTCTTTCATTGGGTTCAGAGAAGTCTGAACATAACTGTTTATTGATGCAGTTGTGTTTGCATACATCTTCACGCATGAAGTGCCATCGGTACCGTACAGAGTAATCTTTCCTCCAACGGGAACCGACGCAACAAACTTTAAATTGTCTCCAGCATTTGTAAAAAACCATTTCTTCTCAAAGAATATAGCTTGTATGTATCTGCTACTGCTTGATGTTCCTAAGCCACCTGTGTACCTAAAATTAAATGCGGCACACAAAATGTTGTTCAACAAAACTTGACCACCATTAGCGTTGCCAGTTGTAAAGTCTATGTTTGGAAATACGCCGTCTAATGAATCAGAAATCTTTGACGTTGTTGAACCTACCAACGCATACACACCGTAATCATTCATAAACAACACTGAACGGAAGTACGGGAAAATGGCATACGCTCTTTTTGTACCCACCGATGCACTGACGTTGGTGTTTGTAAATAGCGTCGTGCCAACCGTTGTAACTCGAACGTCTGAAAACACGTTAATGCTATCGTCGCCAAAAATATACAAAAAGTTATTAGCTGACAATAATTGAACAATGTTTCCGTGCAATGTAGCGTCAGTAAGCACTACCGTACCAGCGGATACCGTTACAAAGTCACTGTAAGAACCAGCGGCTGAGTAGTAAATTGTTCTACCGTTAGAAATCCAAACACGACCAGAAAACGATTGAATGCCTGAATTAATGCCGGTATTAATAATTGCTTTAGCTGTAGCGTTAGAACCACCACCACTTGATATTGAAACTGTAATGTTGGCTGTGTTTGTATAACCAGAGCCGACATTAGTCATAATGACTTGCGTCACAATGTTGCCGCTAACAATAGCTTGACCTGCTGCATTAACGCCGCCGCCACCGGAAATAGTCACGGTTGGGTTAGACGTATAACCAACACCACCGTTAGTCACTAAAACAGCTACAGTGCCTTGAGCAAATGTGGTGATAGACGCTACAGCATTAGCACCAGAACCTCCGCCGCCGTTAAAAGTAACAGTCGGAGAAGACGTATAACCTGTGCCAGCTTCTAACAAAGTAACAGACGAAACGGCATTAGCCGAGATGGTAGCAATAGCTGTAGCTTGTATTCCGTTCGTCTGATTCGGTGCGGATATAACGACAGAAGGGGCAGACGTATATCCTGACCCTTTACTGACGATACCAATAGAACCCACTGAACCAATAGAAATTAAATCAACCGCATCCCACGTAAAGTAACCTTTAGCCGGGTCAATAATAAGAACACGGTCATTTTTCCACTGGCTAACATTCATGCCGCTGGTTGAGAACGTACCAGCCGCTGCTATTGTTCCTTTAACATTGGTTGTTAAGTTTACGTATTCACAGCTTCCGTCATCTTGAAAAGCTACTAAATAATCCGTAATGCCAATGTTTGCTGAGAAGAAATTAACAACAGTATGAGCAAATGTAACGCTACCAACAGCGTCATACGTAGGAGTAATCTTTAGGTTGCCATAGCCAATAGGCATGGCGTTCTCAAGCCAGTAGAACTCATCGTCACCAATAGCCGTGCGGTTAGCTTTCGTGTTGACGCCACGAAAGTTCTTAACGACTTCATACGATTTTTTTTGTTCTGCCGCTGCCATGACCTAGTACGCTCTAGAGTAAGGGTCAGGCAGTCTCCGAGTGTAGATGGACGCCTGAACCGCTTGGATTTGCTGTTTGTACTGCCCTAAATAAATCTCAGCCTCACCAAACGACTGTTCATAGTATTTGGCTAAATAAGCAGCATAAAACTTAACTGGATTAGAAAACGGGTCGTTAATGTTGTCCGTATCAGACAAATTCACTAAATCTGTCGGCAGAAGAACCGTATCTAAATCAATTGTGTAAGCTATGTCAGGAACGGGTCCAATATAAATTTGAGATTGCCCGTAAATACTATAGGCAACCGGCGTTCCGATGCGGTTCTGCCAATAACGCAACTGTGCGTTAAAGTCAGTCCAAGCCATATACCGCAACGGTATTCTGGAATTTCCCCAATAGAGGTTAATGTTGATGACGTCCAGAGTAAGATTTCCAGACGGCAAACAAGAATAATTAATTAATTCTGAGGGTCCGGCATACTGAATCGTGGCCGTGCCGCTAGTAAACGGTGTACTTGGCGGGTAAATGTTGTTTGCGGAAGGGTAATTAGGAGCGTCTCCTAAAATACCGCCAACAGTTACCGCATAAATAAAGATATTGGAAAATACGTAATCACCCGCATTTACAACTAAGCCGGATGCCCAAATAACAGGGGTTTTACCGCCAGCCACCGGGGTGCAGGGCGTTTGGCTTGTTTGGACCGTGCGGAGACACCCTGTATCACGAACAACACGCGCTCTAGCACTGTTAATGTAGTCGGTTAGCTGACTATTAGTGTAAAAGTTTGCGTTTGCATCGTGCAACAGGTATCTGACAGAAGTAATGTAGCTTTGCAGGGTCTGCGACATTTACGGTCCATATTAAGCTGCTACGTTGACTTTTCCCCCTGCCTCTTTAGAAGGCAAGGGTACTCTTTCAACCACCGGGGATAACGAGTGGACTTTTTTTGGCGGCTGGTCCGTAATCAGAATCTTTTCAAGGATTTTTAATCCGGCAGGAATATCTGCCTTCGTCTGAATCATCGCCAACCGCGCCATATACGGTTCTTTATCAGGGTCGTTATGCCCGAATATGTGACAAACAGCCTCCAGAGGCACCTCCACACTCTCACCCACCGGAAACGTGTAAGGTATGTAGTTGTAGCTAAAGGTTATGGGTTTTTCCCATTTGTTTGTCACATAGACGGTTTGCATAATTAGAAGTTCACTGTATCGCCATATACGCGAATGTCAACAGTGCCAGCTACGTTGGCATTGACCTTCACATATAGAGCTTGGCTGTTGTAACCCGACACGATGACGTTGCCACCATTGATAGCAACATCTTGGAACGTGCCAGTACCCGTAAGACTAGTGAGAGTAACATTAGCGACTACTGCGTTGCTAACATTGCCGTCGTTACTAGACAGAATCGCAATGTTGCCAGTTGTTACGTTGGCACTTGGATTTTGAATAGTAACGCGACGAACGATAACAGAACCAGAAGTAACTACGCTATTACCAGAAGTCAAACCACCAATAAGGATGGGAAGGGCAACAACAGCATTTCCAGTGGCAGCCAAAGAAACTCCGGCAGCCGAAGCAATTGCATAATTGCCGAAACTATCAGGTAGTCTTTGTCCGACTGAATCTGGATTTGCCATGATTCCCCCTTACGATGCGAAGGTGCTGCTGACGCTCTGACCACCGTTGGTAGCCAACAGAGTCACAACATCGCTTGTTGCAGTTGTCTTAGCGTACACGTTGACACCATCAGAGATGATGACACCACCAGTGTTAGCTGGCAGAACTGTAGCGTTTGACGAACCGTTGTAAGCCAAAATGGAAGTATTGGCTTGTGGGAACATAACGTAAACACCGGCTGGAACAACTGTACCGTTACCTGTGCTAACTGCCGTAACAGTTGTTGTCAGGAAATAGGCACCAGCGGTGTTCGATTGTGCGCCAGCAAGAATAATTTTATTGGTACTTAGTGACATGGTTAGCTCCTTAGATGCTTAGAGAGTTGTAACCCGACACCACTGACATCGACTTAGGCTTAGTTGAAACCAACTCAGCAATCATCAATACAGCACCAACATAACCAATCTGCCAGTTTGGCAGGGTCGATTCAAAACCAGTAAACACGAACGAACCTTGCTCATGGATGTAAAGCGACAGGTAATTAGTGTTCAGGAAGTAAACCGTACCTTCTGGACAGTAGGGGTCAGGATAAATAGGTACACCAGCAACCATCAAAGCACGGAACGCTGCTTGTGGGCCGTTTGTGTCGCCGTCAAAGCCGTGACCGGGAGTGATGACGTACTGCTCTTGACCGACAAAGTCTTGAGCCAACAGGGTCCATGTACCAAAACCGCAAACACCAAACGAAGGCACTTCAGCACCGTTTTTAACAGTACCTGAAATGTATTGCAGGATGTTTTGACGAGTTGGGTTCACGTTACCGGCTGAGTACGACTTTGACTGCCACCAGCTATAGGCTGAACGGCTGATATTGCCGTATGTGCCTGAAGCAGAAACAGCGGCTGGCAAGCCAGTGAACTGTTGCGTGTTAGTGCTGTTGGTGTACAAGGCTGTTGCCATTGCATCCATCATCACGTTAGTCGCATCGTTCATACGGGCTTCAATCAATGGAATGATTGCAGCATCTTGCTGAACTGCACCTTCCATACCGAGGAACGGTACTGGAGCAATCATCAGCTTCAGGTCGAATTCAGCGTTGAAAGCACCTTGCTGGACTGATGGCTGGTTAAACGAACCAGAGTAGTCAGACCATTGTGCGTTCACAAACTGTGCGCCTTGAACGGGAACGGTTACGGAAGAAACACCACCGGAAGCCTGTTGCGAGTTAGCAATCAGAGCCGCCATGAGCGGTGTCGAGTTGTATAGTTGAACTACCAGCTTCGGAATGAACGCACGCCGTGTGACGTAAGTCAACTCGGTATATTGCGTACTACCTGTTGCTGGAATGATACCGCCACCAATAGGCATGGTTATCTCCTAAAAAACTTTATCCCCTACTAAATTAAAATCCAATAGGACGTCTGTTTTGACGTAACTCTTGGAGTGCTTTTGATGCTTCGTCTCTAGCTGCACCGACAGGGTTCTTGTAGTATTTACCTAGGTCGAACTTGCTGACGGCTGACGGGTTGTAACCTGTTGGCGTTGGTGTAGCGGATTGTTTCATCCACTGCCAGTATTCCGCAGCCGACTCATGGTTAGTTATGCCTTTTTCCAGCATAATTTTTTCCACTTCATGAATATCGTCTTCAGTCTGCACAAAACCTTTTTTCATTAGCTTGCTACGGCGTGATTCAAGGTCGCGTACAGCATCTTGCTCTCTGTCTTTTGCGTCACGTTCCATAAGCCGCTGTTCTAGCTTATCGACATACGATTTTGTGCTGGTTTCAATATCCAACTCAGGAATGACGAGGTCTGGTTTAATTTGCTTAGTTAAACGCAAAACATCTTTTCTAGTTGCTGGATTGTGTGAAAGTTCTTCCATTAACAACGCCATTTGGTCGCGTTGCTCAAAAGACATATCTTCAAGACTCATTTTTATCCCCTAATTACGTTAGATTACTTTTTTACCGTCACCGGGCTTTTGAACGCCCATCTTGTTCTTGCTACCAATCTTGCCAGCAGCATTAAGACCGCCAAATTCTTCATAGCGGGGAGGGTTCGTTACAACACCGTTTTGCTGGTTGTTGTCGGTAGGACGGCGAGGGCTGTTAGCACCTCTTGGTTTAAACAGGTCCATGATAATTCCTTACATTGGAGTGGGTTGAGGTGAAGCACCGCCACCACCGGCACCGGGCATACTCATCGGAGAAGGTGCTGCTCCGGGCATTGGCGGGAGGTTCGGGACCATAGGAGCTTGCGACATTGCACGGCCTTCTGGTGTTGCTCCACCGGCTTGCGGCAAGTTCTGTAGCATCTGAATAATTTCAGATTGCTGGAGTTCATTTGTTTTTTGCTTGCGAGGGCCAATCAAGCCAGTTAACGCACGAATAGCGTTCAATGCTTTTTGACCTTCTGGAGATTCACTACCTAGACTTGGCAAGGCTTGTTCAATCAAATCCATTGCCATCGAGATGTTGACTAGCGCACCTTCACGATTTCCCATCTTTGGTTCTGGCGTAGACATCGGTGCCGACATAGGGGCCGTTGTCGAGTCAGACATTGCTGTCGTGTTCTCAGGAGCAGCTTCAGCGGGGTTACCCTGTTGCTTGCCAATCAATTCCATTAACTTATCGGGTGGTACGCTCATAAATAACCTCTATCGTCTAGCTAGACGCGATTAGACCAGACTATCAGTAAATGTCAAGTGGGGGAGTACATCCCCTCCCCCTTGGGTTTAATCCACAAGGGGATTAATTACTTACGACCTTTACGGCCTTTACGTTTCATGCGTGCCATGGTTTATCTCCAATATGCAGCGGCCAACTTAAAAGAGGAAGTCAGCCATACCTCATCCCTTGCGGGAATTAACGACGGGTCTTGCGACCACGCTTCATTTTTTTGTACATGATGTACTCCTATCGCTCAGTCATGCGGCCCGTCCTTCTTGCTTGACGGGGGTTAAAAGACTTAATGCCCGACACCCGATACTGCATGGATGGCGCAGCCTCGGTCCTTTTCAGTTCGCCGGTCGATACTCTCGGCTGGTCGGATTTCGGCGTGTAATCAGGTCTAGTTGCCATTATTCACCTACCGCTTTCAAATCAGGTTTGCCTTCAGGCTTTTGCTGCGGCTGTTGCGCTTGTTGCTTTTCGCGCTTTTTCAATTTATCTATTAACAATTGTTTCATTGGCGGTTCTAGCAAGTCAAGCAGAGATTCCTTGTCGATTGCTTGTGCCTTGTACAAGTTGAACGCCAACTGACGCATATCTTCCGTAAATATTGGGCTGTTGGAGTGAGCGTCCACTTTCACCACATAATCCTTGGTGAATTGTTCAGCAATGAACTTGTTGCCTTCTTCGTCTTTGAAGTGTGTGTTGTCGTAGGCTTGCATTAGCTTTAGGTACAGTGTGGCTACTTTTTCTAAGCTGTCTTCTACGATTAGGGCGCGTTTCTTTGCGCGAGAACTTCCAAGACGGGCCAACTGAGAAGCATGACCAGCGGAGCGTACACCCTGCTCACCACGACCAGACAGAACGCTTGATATTCCAGATGCTTCTGCAAACATTGCATCAATTTCATGGATTACCTCAAAGAGTGACGCTGGCATCTCCGGTGCAATGGAGTCTACCTTCGCGTTTGGCATATCACTGGAGACAAACGAACCCGGACGGTCAAACGCAAATGCTTTCTCATCCGTGATACCCATAAAGCCAGAGAAGACTTTTGGAGGAGAGGCTTGCTTAGAGAGCAGGTCCAAAATCTCTGTCATACGATTGTTTCGTATAGCTTGCAGCAAGTTTAGACGAGCAACTTCACTCTGACCCCAATAATAATCAAACTGAGGATTAGGGCAGATTTGAACGAACGGCAATTCACCACGTAAGAAGACGGACGCACCCGGACGGTCATAAATGAAGATGTCAGGGTCAGCCATCGTGACCACTTGGTAATCCTGAGTCTCATCGTTCCACACCCACAACTCATACATCTTCACGGTGTCTTCAGCAACACGGGCTTTGTAGCGGTTAGTGCCGGTCAAGTCTAGGTTGACGTTACCGTAGATGGTTGGGTTGGATTGACTCATGATGATGCGGTCAAGACCTTCCGGCAAATCTTCAGTCTTGGTGTGCATCGCTGTTTGTATACGCTTGACGATGTCTTCCCGTTTAGGGTGACTATACAATCGATTATACAAATCGGATTTCGTAATGTAATAGGTTTGTACTATTGCCTCTTGCCTGTCGGTGTAGGTGACGTCTTCACGCAGAACACCTACAGAACTTGGTTCCACCATGTAGGGGTGAATACCGTTGTTGACTACAAGTTTTACAAAGGTTGTGTTAAAGACCAGTGCCCATGTCAGAGCAGACGAGAATACTTGGTCGGCATTGGAGTTTAGCCACTCATCGTTTAGGGCGAGAGTAAGTCTTGGAATCTTGATGTGTTCTTGTTCTGGAACCGCAGCACCCACGTTGATTGAGAAGCGGGTTGTTTCAGCGGAATAGAGGAACGATGTTAGCTGGTCTACGTGCGGGAAAATCTTATTGAACAGGGCAGGATTTTCATTGGTGCCAGCACCGAACAAAAACCAAGAGCGCAGAGAGGCGTAATCCCCTTTGCGCTCTGCCAAAGATACCATGCACTTTTCGATTAAGTCGCGGTAGAAGAACTCCCGTTCTAAGTCTTTGGTTGGTATCCGCATTTAGGGCTTCACTTGAAGGTTTTCATGGTCAGCTATATAACTCGCCGCCTTGGGTCCTGTCAAGTTTCCTGCGTCTCTAGGGTTCATTCCGACCGATTCGCCCATTACGGACCGCACAGCCCCGCCTTTTAAGAGGTTACCCATGCTATATCGGGAATCCCCACCCCAAATAGCGGAATCACCCGGTCTTGGCTCTCTTGGACGCTGAGAAGCGATAGCTGCTTCCTTCTCAAGCTGCTTTTTCGATGTTTTGTTCTTTCTGGTAAAGAATCCAGACTGATTCTCGCCTTCACGGGTGGATTTGATGTTTGTCATGTCAAAATCCATCGCTAACTGCTTAATTGTCTTGTCGTTCTTCTTTGTGCCGTCCGATACTAGCCCAACAGGCTGCAAATAGACGATTGCGACCTCATCAACGCAGTCTTTCATCGGACATTGCGCTTTTCTGCTCTCAAAGTACCCGTGTCTTGGGCATTTGTAGTCATGTAGAACTGCCATTGTTATCCCCTTCAAATAATGGTGGTTGCGAATAATCGTCTATATTCCTCATACCCAATCTAATCCCTATCTTGCCATTAATCATTTGTAGGCCAGTAGTGGGCATGATTCTCGGTTTTGCTTCCCTGCGGTATTCAACGTATTTGCTACGGTTACGCAATTGCATGATGGCTACCTCGCCACGTTGCCATGCCTTGTAGCCCTTATCGACTCTGCGCTGGATATATTCGGTCAGAGGCTCAGAGCGATACCAGAAGACGTCTAGCAGGTGAGCTTTGTTGACCCCACACAAGTCTGCAAAGAGCTTCATGGAGATGCCGCGCTCCTTATCCCTAATGAAGCGGCGCATCTGCGTCATTAACTCACGCTTGGTAAGAACCGTTTGCGACATAGTTGAGTATGTAACCTTTGGTTTGCAGGAAGTCTAAGAACTCTTTTTCCCGATAATAGTTTTCTACGCCCATCGGCAGGAGAATCTCATTGTCTCGGATTAGCTTACGAGTCGTTGAATGATGACCAAGGAGTTTAGAAAAGTCCATATCGTCATGAAACTTGGGAGCAATGTGTTCCATCGAAAAGTATTTAGCAACTTCGTTGGGAGCGTAGGTAAATCCCAAGGACTCAAAGAGTCCACGCTTTAGGCAAGACAGTTGTATGTCTTCATTCCAGAGATGGATTTCATCGGAATACGATTGAACAATGCCTAGCTTTGTTGGAGCTTCTAAGAAGCGTTTGCTACGCAAAGAAAAGCCGCCGTTTAGAACAAGCGTTGGGTTTTCAAACTTAGTCCACTCAAAGCCTAGATGTAATGTGTTGCCCACCAGACCAGCATGAGTAATGCCGCCAATGTAATCGTAGGTGTAATAATCTTCTCTCCAGTTGGACCCGTCCAAAACCCATCCGTCATCTTGCACAATGAGACAGAAGTCCGTCATGATGTATTCATGCAAGCAGTGCATGATAAATGTGCTGTAACCCCGGTAGTCAAAAGGAAAGCAATGCAGCCATTGGATTTCCTCTGGCAAGTTCTCTGGTTTTGCTGGAGAAATTAATAAACCTTTTGAACCCGGCAACTCTCGCATACTGCGAACAATGGACGGCAAGGTGGCTGACCCATCTGTGTGTCCATGAACTGACACAATGGTTAATTGATTATGCGCCATACACACCAATCGCTTTCAAGTAGTTGGATACGCCCTTGCCTACAGACAATTGCTCCGGGGTCTTTGCTTCTAATTCTCTGGATACTTTTCGGCTTAACTTGCGTTGAATTAATTGGGGCTGAACCTGTTCCGAATAAGCAGCGCACGCTAAAGCCATCGCCATTACACGGTCATCTTTGTTGCGGCCTGATGCCTCGATAGATGCGCCGTCACGGATAATGGTCTTCATCTCCTCAATCGTATCAACGGAATAGACGTCAAGCATTCCGCGCTCGAACAAGTCTTTGGTGTAACTCATCATTCGCTCTTTAGTTGCCGCCGTTGTTAGCCAGCCTAGTGAGTTAGAAATGCCGCCCATCGTGTCGTTACGACGCCAGATGTAGTTAGACATAGAACCAAAGACGTCCATCAGACTCTTGCCCATTGCATTGCCCATGCTGGCAGCTTGACGGCGTAAGTTCTTAATCTCATTTAGCACAGCCTGTCCCGGCCCGTTAACTTCCAGATTAAGCGTCGAGTTCTTGTAGGCTCCTGCCAAATGAGCGATAACCCATGCAAACTGGTACGTATTAAGTTCTGAAGTGGCAAACTCAGCAACCTGCTCCATTCCGTCCGAATAGCAGCGGAAGACTTGAATACAGAACCTATCAGCCCAATCAGAAGAACCATAAGCAGGGTCTGCACCGATAACGTAGTAAGCAGTATCAATCGGTTCCTCCCATACCTTTAACGTAGACAGACGTTCAGTAGACTTCAACACTTCCGTGTCTTGGAAGTTAACCCCCATCGCGTAGCGGTAATGGTCGCATAGAATCTTCTTCGCAATCTTCATGGCGTCAGTACACCGTGAGTTAGAGAAGAAGGATGTGCCCGTCATGACGAACGCATAATCTTCTGTTGGCGGAAACTCTTGATACATCAAGGAATCGTCTTTGATGCCTTCTAGCATCTTCCAACGCCACCACGCCATCTGGCGCGAGTTAATCTCAAAGTTGTAGAGTTTCTTAATATCTCGCGTCCACTCTTTTTCTTCTGGCGTTAGTTTGCCGTCCCAATAGACTTTGTAGACGTCTGTATCTGGAGCAGCAGAATAAAACTCATTGCGCCACCAGCCGCAGAAGATTGCTTTCTGAGTTCTAGCTCTCTTGGCTGTTACGTACATATCGTGAAACATATTAAAGCCGCGAGCAGTGGACTCGAATATGTAGAGACGTTTAGGGTTGGTTTCAGCTAAAGACGCAAGCAGAGATGCTAGTCCTTCTTCGTCTCCCCACGAAGACGTCTCTGTTCCATGAAGGAATGTGATGCCCTTGCCACGACCAAGACTTCCTTTCGCTCTAAGCCCTGCGACTTGATAAAAGATACGGCTGCGGTTCTTGAGGGCCAGTGAGTTTCGATTGTGTGCAAGTATGGGTATCTTGTACTCTTTTGGCAGACCTTCCATGTAGCTGCCGAGCGTGCCTCGAAACATATCTCTGTTTTCTTCTGTGTCTGTAACAAGTGTTCCATTTAACCCCGCATTGATGTAGTGCCAGTAAAGGTCTAGGGCTAGGCTAATCGTAGTGATACCAAGCTGACGGCCTTTCAAGATAACAAAGAAATGGACACCGCTTTCCAAGCCGCTAGTAATCTCATCCATGACATAGGTCTGAGTGCCGAGAAGGTTATCCATCTTGCGTAACCCTTGCTCTTTGGTTTCAATCTTTAATTCAGAGCAGAAGGCGTAGAACTGTTTGAGATTGAACTTCATTTAGACTTTCGTCGTTCATTGCTGAACTGTTCTAGGTTCCAGTTAGCTATCCGGTACCGTGCGTCTTTGTCTTTGGCAACCCGCAGCAACTCCTCAACTATCTCAGGCTTATACATCTCACCCCAAGTCTGCAAGAGCTTACGCTTATCGGCAACCGTAATAGCTTTAGTAGCCCGAAGCATCTCATTTTTTAAGATGGTGCGGGAAAGCAGAAGTTCTTCTGCGTACCTATCAGTTGATGGTACTGAGTCGCTCAAGAGCATCCTTTAATCGTGCCGCTTCATCGGTTGCATCTCGCAGCAACTTAGCTGACTCTGTGTGAACACGCATAAGCTCATGAAATAGCTCTGCATGGCTCATCGTGTAGACCTTCTCCATGTAGGCTTTCTTCACATCCTCCATCGCTAGAGGCATCATGGTTTGAATTGTTTCTGTCATAGCAGTAACTCCGTTAGGTTTTGATTATCTCCAGCAATACCTTCAACAAAGGTATTGAATGCAATACTTATCCTTGTGTCATCCGTCTGAACTGTCTCAACCATATGGGTTAGGTTTGACGGGAATAAGACAACCTTGCCTGTTCCCACTTCAAACCACCAGCTCTCGCTGTTCCATTGATTCCACGACTCCGTTGTGACTTTAATCTGCTGATACCCGTCTTTGTAAAAGAAGATGCGGTCTTTAAGCGGGTCAGCAGCCACATAGAAGACGCCAGAGATAAAGCTATTGGGATGACTATGCTTGTGATGGAACTGACCCTTGTTCGTATAGTTAGCCCATGACTGAGTTACATACGGTTTGACCTTATGCTTTGGGGCATAGACTGCTTGGAAGTAATCCTGAACAGACTTGTCTATAAAGGCAGCAATGCGTTTCATCTCTTTGGCTTTTAAGAGATAGTTGTCTACGCTAGTTGTGTTTCCGTCATTAGCCCGAGTATCCAAGTCTTTAATGAACTGGAGTTCCTTTGTAGTTACCGGCTTATCCAACTCATAGAAGCCTACAGCGGTAGGGAACAAGTTATTAATCATTGTCAGCTACCGGTGTACTCATGTAAGCCAGCAACTCATGGCAAGCACGACGAACCCTAGGGTCACTCTCAAACCTCAAGGTGTCCTTCATACGCCAAATCATGTACTGGTCCAAGAAGTCATCAACAGTCATATCAACATTAAAGTTCAATACGCCGCCGTCTTCTGAATCATCATCTATGCTGTTCTCCATACCCTTACCCCCTCTACTTCCTTCCTCGCTATGAACTGCATCCCTAACCGCTTGGATGCCCTGTAATTGGCATTACACACCACCTGTAACTTCCCACTGTCTACAAAGAAGCTGTCACCGATGTCCATCTCCTTGTAGGGATACCGCTTCTTGCCTTCAGGCAACGGCACTGACTTCTCTACTTCTAAGTTAATCATATCTATCCCTTCTAACCAATATACACACTATAGACGAAAAAAAGGGACCCCACAAGGGAGGTCCCAAAATGACTACGCCAAGCGAGAAAGAATGCGTAGCCAACACAGAAGGAAATCAAAACAGAGATTAGCAGAATCCTAGAAAAACACATATTTTTTTTGGGGTGGAATGCGAGAGGGGCACGCACCCACAGACCCCCAAGTCCAACTCAAAGCCAACTCAGCGGCGTGTCATCGCATCGAATCAGGCCAACCCTACCCGATTGCCAATCCAGTTCAGCGTATGCGCTCTGGTTCCATGCAATGCGTAGGTATGCAAGCTGATGCAGTACCCAATGGACAATTGTTAAATCAAAGAGGGGGGAGAGTTAACAATCACAAGTGTTATCCGTTTAGCTATTAGGTATGCTTAATATATAACACTTACAGTATAAGTAGATTATGTATAGATATATCCTTACTATATATATATATAGTTACTATGATATGTAGATACTATGATTTATACGTATTCAATAAATAAATACAATATACTTATCCGTTGACATAACCTATATAATCACTATAATAGGTATCAGCAACACTTGATTAAACCTAATTCCTAAAGGTAAAAACAATGTCAAAAGCTATTTATCAAGAAGTTACCGACTCAATCATCAAGCAATTGGAATCCGGTGCAGCACCATGGATAAAACCATGGAAAGCCGATTCAACTGCCGATAAAAACTTCATTAGTCAAAAACCTTATCAGGGCATCAATCGCTTGATACTTGGTCTATCGTCAATGGTTAGCGGATTCGATACGCCAGTTTGGGCATCATTCAAACAATGGCAATCACTTGGCTGCAATGTTCGTAAGGGTGAAAAGGGCACCAAAATAGTGTTTTTTAGTCCAGTGACTAAAGAATGCAAGGTAACCGGCAACACTGAGGTTTATAACCTGCTTAAAAGCTATTACGTGTTTAATGCTAGTCAGGTTGACGGCGTAACTATTGAAGCACCTAGCACTGTAGACAAGCCGTTTAACTCAATCATTGAAGCGGATGAAAGAATCGCAAAGACCGGTGCAATTATTCGTCATGGCGGTGATTCTGCTTTCTTTGCTCCATCGATGGACATTATTCAAATGCCCAATAAATCGGCTTTTAGTGATGAATCCAGTTATTACGCAACAATGTTTCATGAGTTGACTCATTGGACTGGTCATGAGTCACGTTTAAAGCGCGAATTCGGTAAACGATTCGGCAATCCTGAGTACGCTTTCGAGGAACTGGTCGCGGAAATGGGTGCTGCTTTCTTATGCCAAGATTATCGGATTCAAGGTGAATTACGCCATGCCGGATATATTCAGAACTGGTTGACGGCTTGCCGGAAGGATTCCACTGCTATTTTTAAAGCTGCTGCATTAGCGCAAAAAGCAGCCGATTACATCAATTCTCTTGATTCAGTAGTTGCAATGCCATTAGCAGCATAAAACCGTTTGCCGGTACGGTTTACCGGCTTTCCTAACCTAATGGAGTAATAACCATGTCAACACTTGCAATGTCAGAAGTTAATCAGAAAATCTGTGATGAATTCGATTTATATGAATATGGCTATGCTTATCTGGTAACCATGCCTGATGGGTATCGTTTTGTTCTAAGCAATTCAACCAATGAACAAGATGAAAAACTTATACGTATGGGTGCAACTATTGAACATTTAACCGAATTAGGGGGTTAATCATGCCTAAATCATTTGCTGAATTATTAATGGGTTTAATCGGCTTTGCTCTGTTTTATGTGTTTTTCTTTGTTTTGCTTTCTTTCTAACCTAGGGGATAACCATGTCAACACTTGCTATGTCAGTCAAAGACCAAGAAATATGCGATAAATTCAATTTGTATGAGTATGGCGGTGCGTACCTGATAACCATGCCGGACGGTTACAGGTTTATCGCTCAACACATTGATGACAACATTCTGAGCGAATTAGTACAAGCACAAGCAACAATAAATTTATTGTCTGAATTGGGAGCTTAATCATGGGTAAAGTTAAACAATCACTAATTATTGAACAAGAAAACATAGATTTAGATTTCAGGCCGTTTAAGCCGATTGAACGCTTATCTGATGTCGAAGTATCGGCAGCCTATTTAAAGCCTTCTAAGGGGCTTTTAGACGGTCGAGAATGGACACCTAGTTCACAAACTGATGTAACAAAGACTTGGCGTAAGTTTGGCTGGCGTCCTATTGCTGAAATAGTAGCCGAGGGAAAAGAGGTAAATAAAAAATGACTAAAGACGACATCATTTGTATGGCTTTTAAAGCGGGCTTAACCTATGGGACAAATATATCCGGAATTGGATTAGTAGGGTCTCCAGCAGATATTGGAATAGCTCACATTACGCTTGATGAGATGCACCATTTCGCGGACATAGTCGCAGCAGCAGAGCGCGAAGCAATTGCTCAAATGGTTGAAATTTGTAGTCTACGCGCAACTCCTAAAGGTATTGCAGCAGCTATTCGAACAAGAGTTAAATAATGCTTGCCAGTTTATTTACAATCTTAGTCGGGGGGATATTTATGGGCATGGGCGTAATGCTTTTGACAGTCGTTGCATGGATTTTGTGGACTTTTTTAACGCCAGAGGATTGACAAAATCCCCCACGCGCATGTATGTTCCTAACCGTTGACGTGATGGTCAATGAATAGAAGCCAGTTACACATGAGTCTGTCTCCCCGCCGATTTAGGGGAACCATCACCGGACTCAGCTGTAACTGGCTTTTTTTATTGCCCAAAGCGTTTACCGTACCCCGCACGATAGTAGGCAGACTGACTGTACTGGCTCGGGAGAAATGCGGTTTACCTTGACCAAGGGGGACGGGTACGCGAGTGTGCCGCCACAAGCGATAAACGGGCTAATAGGCTGATTGAGAGCGTCAGGGATGACGAGAAACATCGCCCGATAAATAAAGCAGCGGAACGCAGTATGACTGTGGACAACCAATAGGTTGAAGTATCGGCATGACTCATCATCATCCCTATACGTAGCCCTTGCTATTGCCAAAAGAAAGTGAGGTGAAAAAAGATATTGAACATAATCTAAATAATGTATATAGTCCTACTGTATTTCCTAACCATCAAAGGGGTAAATCATGAGTGAACCAAAGCTCTGCATCGACTGTAAGCACTACAAATCACGCAATTGCTACCATCCAGAGAACGGCATCGACTTAGTTGACGGCGGTCTAAAGTCAGATATGTGCGTTGTCATGCGCTCAGAGGCCGGCAAATGCAAACCTTCCGCACTGCTGTTTGAACCACAAGAGGCTGTCATTTATGACCTTGCCGAACTATTTCCAGACGTTAATTTTCCTAACATCAGAGGACAAAACCAATGAGCATCCAAACAGATACCAGAGGCATAGAAGCAATCGGCCTAAATGACCTTCTCAGACCATTTGAGAAAGACATGGAAAAAATGCAAATGCGTGACCAGATTGAAATGATGGAGCGTGAAATAGACCGTCAATCAACCATCATTGACGCACTTATTAAAGCAATCAAAGTTATTGAGAGGGGTTAATCATGGCAAATGACCAGAACGATTTCGCGCCTGAGGTACGCAATAGCGCATGGTGGAGTGGTGACAGTAGGAAAGCAGCCAACGGCAGGGGTAATGAAGCTGTCCTTGAGAAGCTAGGATTGAAAGAGCGTCCAGACCTGTCTCAAGTGGAAGCTGTCCAAATGGGTCACGTTATGCAGCCAACTATCGGCAGACTAGCGCAGGACAAACTACAGATTGAATTAAAGGACGCTGACTATGCTCTCACGCATCCGAAAGAAACATGGCTTAAATCTCACTTTGACTTCATATCTGCTGACGGGAAAACGCTGGTTGAAGCTAAAAACTACAATGCGAATGTTCGTAACAAGTTTGATGCCGAAGCCAACATCATTCCAGCGGCTGACATGGCGCAACTTGTACACGAAGCGTCATGTCACGGTGTTGAGAACATTGTCCTTGCAGTCTTATTTGGTGGCCAAAACTTTGAGACGTTTGAATTCCACATTTCAGAAGCCCAAAAGGAAAGCCTCATTAAGGACATGGCGAGGTTTTGGGCTGCCGTCTCAACCAAGACTCCACTTGAGCCAGAGACAACAGAACAGACAAAACTTGTCTATGCTCAAGATAAAGGAACATCCATTGTCGCAATACAACCTATTGAGAAAGCAGCCGAAGCTCTCAAATTTGTTAAGGAAGAAATCAAGCGTTTAGAGGAAAAAGAGGAACATCTCTTAACTGCTATCCAGAATCATATGCAATGGTCGAGCGAACTGGTGAGTTTCGATGGAAAAGTTCTCGCTACATGGAAAAACTCTAAAGGCAGCAAACGATTCGACGCTAAGTTATTCCAAGCCCAACACCCCGACATCTACGAGAAGTTTGTCTCGGAAACGTCAGGTTCTCGCCGCTTCTTACTCAAGTGAGGTGACTATGTACGCATATCCATCTGGACACAATCCAAAAACAGGTACGCAAGAATCAGGAATGAAATTGCGTGATTACTTTGCAGCTCGCGTTATGGAATATGAATTAAAAAGAACTTCCGAACTAAGCGATGACTATTATGGTTTTGTAGCCAGAAAATGTTACCGGATGGCTGATGAAATGATGAAAGCGAGGGACTTATGACCGCCTTAGTACCGATTACAGAAATTAGAGAAATGGCTGAAGTTGCAGCCAAGAGCAAGATGTTTGGCTTTAAATCTCCAGACGAAGCAATGGCTATCATGCTGCTCTGTCAAGCTGAGAACCTGCATCCAGCAATTGCTATGCGTGATTTTCATGTCATACAAGGCCGTCCTGCATTAAAGGCAGATGCCATGCTTGCACGCTTTCAGCAAGCCGGTGGAGCTGTCAAATGGGAGGAATATACAGATGAAAGAGTATCTGGCACCTTTAGCCATCCTAACGGCGGCAGTGTTACTGTCACTTGGACATTCGAGATGGCAAAGAAAATCGGGCTTACCGGCAAGGATAACTGGCGCAACTATGCGCGAGCCATGCTTAGAGCCAGATGCGTTTCCGAAGGCGTTAGAACAGTCTATCCGGGTTGCGTCGTTGGAGTTTACACGCCAGAAGAAGTCGAGACGTTCAAGACGCCTAGCCCGACTGTCAAGGACATGGGCGAAGCGGAAATCGTTATTGAGGAACAGGTAACGGAGTATCAGTTATTTTTGCCGGACGGTAGCGTTTACGTTAATTGCTTCGATTGGAGAGATTACATCCAAATTTATGTTGGTATGTTAGAAGCTATTGAAAACTCGCCAAAGTTGAAAAAAGAAGAAAAAGAAGAAAAGCGTAAATCTTGGGATGCGGCAAACGCTGAAACAATCAAGCGCATGGATGCACTGACCAAGACACAATTTATAGCAGCCAAGCAGGGAGTCGACACCTTTGCAGACTTGGAGGACGCTATTGAGTAATTTCAGGCATGGACAGCCCCAAAGCATCGGGGCATTTTTACCAAAGATAAAGGAACCCATTATGAGTGAAGCAAGAGAGTACACAAAGTTTATTCCCCAAGAACTAAAGGGGCGTATTACGCACAACAAATACAAACAGAAGGATACAGAGCCAGACATGAAAGGCACATTGTGCGTCAAAGGACAGATTATCAATTTCGGTATTTGGAAGAATGATGGTCCTCACGGTGAATACTTCAATATCAAGGTATCTGACCCTGACTGGAAGGATAAGCAGAAGGATGCTCAGTATCCTAAAGAGATAACGCCAAAATCTAAGATGGCTGGCGATATTCCTTGGTAATGCACGTATGGCTTGAGTTGCCGTTCCCGCCTAGTCTTAACACGTACTGGCGTAACTTTCGAGGGAGAACTGTTCTCTCAAAAAATGGACGGCAATTCAAGATAGCTGTGCAGGACTACATCATAGAAAAGAACATTCCTAAATTTGGGGACAAGAAGTTGAAGATAACAATGATTTTGCGCCCTAGAGATAAGAGGAAAATTGACATCGATAACCGGATTAAGGCGGTGCTAGACAGCCTTCAAGACGCAGGGGTTTTCGATGATGATTTTCAGGTAGACCACATTGAGATGATTCGAGGAGAACAAATCAAGGGTGGCCTTATACGGGTTTTGATTGAAGAATTGCCAGACCCCCGTCAGACCGAGGGCGAGTCCCTCTGAGGACAGGTTAGGAACGCTTGGGCAACGTCTCGGTCAGCCCACTAATTCAACTAAAGGGGATTACATGAATAAGCATCTATTTGTCGCAACACCTATGTATGGTGGACAGTGTTTCGGTTTCTACACGCAATCTTGCTTACAGCTTCAAATGCTGTGCAAGAACGCAAACATGAATGTCAGCTTTTCCTACCTGTTTAACGAATCATTGATTCAACGGGCTAGGAACCTATTAGTGCATCATTTCCTAAAGTCTGATGCTACTCATATGATGTTTATTGACGCTGATATTCGCTTCAATCCAAACGACATCTTTCCGATGATGGAGGCTGACAAAGACATTATTTGTGGCATCTACCCAAAGAAGGAAATCAACTGGCAAACCGTCCGTAACGCAATTGAGGCTGGTGTACCCAATGAGCAGCTAAAACACCATACAGGCGCATTTGTGGTCAATCTGGTGGACTATCAGACTGAGGTCACAGTGCCGGTTAATCAGCCGGTTGAGATTTGGAACGGTGGCACGGGCTTCATGCTCATTAAGCGTGAGGTTTTCGAGGGTTTAATCGGAAAAGTGCCGATGTACCTAAATAACGTGCTGGATTTGCAAAGCAACCAGAACGGCGAAACCATTCATGAGTTTTTTGCAACGCAAATTGAGCCAGAATCCAAGTTATTGCTGTCTGAGGACTACGACTTTTGCAAAAAGGCTAGAAACGCTGGTTATAAGGTATGGGCAGCTCCTTGGGTGCAATTAGCCCACGTTGGCACGTATGCGTTTGAAGGTCAGTTGCTACAAACGCCATGATGCGCGACAAATACGCTCCCCATGTTGATTTTGGGGAGTTGTCCGGCTTGCTTGGCAAGGTTTTGCCGTCAAATCTGGATATGGTCCTAGAACGCAAGGGACACTTCCTATTCGGCGAATGGAAGCGAGACGGGGAAAAGATAAGCAAAGGCCAAGAAATCCTCTTAAAAGCCCTCTCAGGGCTTCCTAAGACCACGGTTTTAGTGGTCTCTGGGGACACGGACAACGGGATGCGTGTAGAGCGTTTCTGGAGGATTCTGCCGGACGGCAGTTACGCTCAATCCGGCAAAGGCTTAATAGAGTTTAAAGACTATATTACTGAATGGTACTTAGTAGCTGATATAGGATAATGTTGCAGCGCAACATACAGTTTTTCTTGGGGGATGGACCAGCTTATTTAAATCCCCAGAAATACAGGTCTTTGGCATCTTCGTTCGTGCTGAACTCGTAGTAGTAAAACTGACCTAAATCGCAATCCCTACGAATGTCTTCTTCCGTGATGTTGCGGTAATAGTCGTGAGCCGTGAATGGAGAGTCCCAAGGGTTAGTTTTGGTCGTGCCATGTTCAAGCCGTCCGGTTGTAGCGCAAGTAAAGAACACTAGCTTGGATGACATCCTAGCCATGTTATTGAATATCCTAGCCCACTCAGGGGCGTGTTCAAAGCACTCACAAGAGGCTACAACGTCAAAAGAACCATCGCTGTAGTCCAAGTCCTCACCTTTGCCGACAACGTCAACGCAGGGGCCTTTAGCAAGGTCTACGCCGATGTAGGTGCATTGCTCAAAAAAGTCTCTTATTGTGCCATTCAGATTCAAACTGCCCACTTCTAGTACAGATTTGTTCCTGAACATATCAGGAAAGCGTTCCTTCAGACCGGCTATAAAAGCCAGTTGTGCTGGATGTGACATAGTTATCCCCTATGATTTGATTAACGACGGCCTTTTCGTACCGTCTTCTTTGACTTCCTAAATGCTGCTGCTGTTGGGGCACCTTTGCTGCCCGGTGTCCTCATACGCTCACCAGAACCCTTGGCAATGCGTCTACGTTTAGCGTGAATGTTTGCGTATAAACCCGGTTTCATCTACACCCCCAACGACGTCTAGCTGCTTTACCTCTCTCACCCTTCCAGTTCTTAGACCTTGCACAGAAAGACTTGTGTCTTGGTCCTGATTTGGTTGGAGCTTTTAAATTACTGCCGGTAGCACGGTTGTACTTATTACGTCCTTTAGCGGTCAGACCACCACCAGCTTTGACAGAGAGCTTCTCACCGCGACCTACTGATAAATTGGTATCTTTAGACATTACGCCCCCAAATACATAGCACGCTCATCATTACGTCTAATCACTAGCCCTTTTTGGATGACGCCAGCAGCTAAACGATACTTCAAAAAGGCATCAGCCGCCCCATTAAAGTCACCGCGATTGTGGCACTGTCTAATACTAGACTTTTGAAGCCCACCCAACCCTGCATTGAAGGCAAATGAGCAAAGTGCGTCAAACCTTCCCTGAGTAAGATTAGCAGGGCACAAACGTAAAACACCTCGCTCAAATCGAACCAAGTCTTTCTCAAGAATCTCAAGGACTTCATCATCACTTAGCTTTCTATCCCACTCACTAGGGCACTTCAACTTGCCAGCAGCTTTCGCAGCCTTACGCTCATCCAATTTCATAGCTAAATGCTCTGGCGGCGCGATTAAGTGACCAACACCCGTAGTCCAAAGCAGTACGCTATCCAGATAAGGCTTCTTCCTGACACCCTCATGGTGCGCTAGAGCTACCCTACCTTTGTTTGACACCTTCATTTTTTAAACGCTTGAGTTCCAAACCAGAACGCTATGACTGAAGCCCATATCTGTTGGGTATCGTCATCCCACAACTGGTCTAGCATTAACTTAAAGTCTACGTCATGCGCCCAAGCATAAGCAAAACCAGCTATGTCTATAAATACCAGAAGGCCAAACAAGCCCAAAGTAATGACAGGACGAACGGAAGCGCGAAGATTAATAACCCATTGGGCCGCACCTTTGCCAATCTCAATGTCATGCTGATAAAGTGCTTTACGTTCATCTGCTGCGGTCTGTATCTGTATCTGTTCAGTGTGTATATCTTCTATTCGTTCCTGAGACGCAAAGCCAGCAGCCTGTAACTTCATTTGCTGGTCCATCTGCATCTGAGCAAGCTCTAACTCATGCTTCTTGTCAGACTTGTCTTGGAAGAAGTCTAGGATTCGCGGCAAGCCACCGGAGAGAAAACTGATTAAAGTTGAGAGGATAGTCAGCATTATTCACCTTGCAATTCAAGTAATAGTTTAGTCCTCAACGCACGCATCTTTCTTGTTTCCTCTAACGCTGCATTGGTCGCTGTGTTCATATCCATGTACATGACAGCCATGACAGGGATAACAATAATCAGCACAATACACAAGACCACCAAGGCGACGAGAAATGATAACGGTACGTCTGGCTCATCCTTATCAGTATCATTACGCATAGAAACCAACACATTATGAATACGACCGCGAGAATTGAGGTCAGTTGTTCCCCTATTTTTCTTCTTATATTTGCCCGTCGCCATTTCGCTACCTGTTGCTTGCGTAATTCTTGACGTTGTACTTCTTCCCGTTCTGCCTTAACTCTTTCCCGCATGGCCTCAAACTCTGACCAGATAGCCCCCAACTGCGGGGGTGCCGAGTACACAAGAGTTTCGCGTAACTCGGTTTCTAACCTGTTCATTTCTTTGATAGCCATCACCCGGTTAAATGCCTCCTGATTCAGAGACAACTCCGGGTCACGTACCTTCTTACTCTTTAGTTCTTCCTCATGAACGTGCTTTTCAAGCTGCTCATGCGCTTTAAAAAAGTGCCCCAAATGACCGCTAATGTCAGCAACGACGTCCTTGGCTTGACCGTAAGCGTCCACCAGCTCCATACCTTGTGCTTTGTACTCTTGATAAAGCTCACAGCCTTTGCGTATAGCAGCGGCAGCAGTCTTAGCAGCGGCAAGGATGGTAAGCGGGTCAATTTAGATTCCCTCGCCCGGAGTAAAGTAACACTCAGACGCAGCCTCACCAATGAACGCAATGTACATATTCGTTGTGTTACTGAATTGGTACGGTATTGTGTAAGACTTAATAGAAGCTGGAACCGATACCAAACAATATTGAGGACTACCGTTAGTTGGCAGTGAGGCAGTAATACTAGCGTTAGAACTTACGACAAAATAAACGGGCTGACCAGTAGCTCCACTTGGCTGATGGTTAGATACTAAAAGCTGATTGCAAGGACTGTCAGCCGTAATAGTAATGGTCTGACTAGCCGTTGTTACGTTGGCCTTATACGTCTTGCCTTGCGCTTGAAACGGTATGTTATTAGCCATTAGTACACCTTTTTGCCGCCACCTGTGGTTGGGCTGCTCTTAGTCTGCTCACCATTGCCGAAATCCCAAACAGAGATATACCCTGCTGGCATCCGGTCTGTATTGTTCTGACCGTCTCTGCTGCCGTCTCTTGGCAACTGTTGACGAACTGATTTAGCAACCTGTTGGTTTAAGTCACTATGACGCTTGTGTAGTTTGTCTTTCATCGTTCTTCCTTTCCTCGACCTTTACTAAAAGGTAACTGAAAATTACAAATATCGCTAGGGTTGTCACCCGTTCCCATTTCGGGTCCCACATTGTCCAGCAACCTAGGCCAAACGATGTCAATAGTGCCAAAATCGTGATGAGCCGGTCTGAGATGACGCGCAAAGCAATAGTGACTAAAGTAACTCCGTCCATGAATATCCCCTAAATGAAAGAGATTCACAGTCTAATCCTTATCGTCCTCATCGTCCATACCAAAGCCGGAACCCCACTCATCGTCCGACAGCTTGAGCTTAATAGCCTCCAGCTTTAACGCCCTATCCAAAACCTTTGTCTTGTCTGTAATGGACGCCATTGGGTCATTCATTACAGCAATCAACATATGAGCAATAGCACTCTCAAGCTCTGGATTTATCCCCTTTTGTTTCTTAGCCATTACTGATTCCCGTAACGAACCGCACCATAAGCCGCGCCACCGGCTACACCGTATCCCAAAATCCTTGCTGCTAAAGAAGCCAATTGTTTTTTGGCTTGTTCCGTATCGGTTACTTGTTTTATTACTCTGTCAGATTCCAAGCGCATGGTTTCGTATTGACGGTTATTAATCATTCCTTCGTCTAATAACTTTTTAGCAAAGTTTTTGTGCAGACCTGCAATTTCATCTGGTTTTGTTGCCGTATTTAAATCTGAATTAAACTTTGCAAAATCTTGTTGTAACGCTCTTTGCTTTCTTGTTACATCACCAGCTTCTTTGGCAATAGTTGTTCCTGTTTCTGCACGTTTTGCGGCTTGAGCTGCTTGAGCATAATACTTTTCAGCCATGTCTCTTGCGCCAGTTACGTTCAACATGGTTCTGTTGTCTTTAATAAACTTTTCTATCTTTGCAGGGTCATTAGCTAACTGTTCCATCTTGGATGCAAAGTATTTACGTGCTTGGGCTTCAGCAAATTGTTTGTTTCCGCCGGCAGCCTCTATCAATCCTTGGTAAGACTCTCGGTTAGCAAATAATTTAGATGGTATGTTTTCTGACGCAACCTTGGAATAACCTTTAACACCCGGCAACTGTTCCTCAAAAATCTTTCCAGCCCTAGTTCCAAATACACGCAAAGGTTCAGAATCTTGCTTGTATTGAGTCAAAAACTTTTCTAACAAAGAAACTTTTTCACCGGGTTTGGTAGTAAATTCTTTCATTGCCTTTGTCAGCATATCGGCATACTTACCCGCCTCTGCTTGAGGAATAGCATCAAATCCAGTTTCGGGAACACCATATTGACGGTCTTTTAGCAAACGTCTAACTTTTTCTAAGCCTTCAAAACTAACGTCTCTACCAACAACAACGCCAGAAGCAGGGTCAACCTGTTTCCCTGAAACTAAACGCTCAATCTCACGTATTTGATTACCAATGCTTCCGGGAGCATTAGACAATCCAGCTTCTGATTTTCTGGCTTTTTCTAAAGAAATCATCATTTCTCTAAAGCCTTCGGTATCAGCCACCTTTTGCTTGTTCATTTCTTTTTCGGCGGCAAAATCAAATGCTGCGCCTTTGTTTTTCTCTGCTCTTGCGTTACGAGCTTCTTTTAATGCTTTAAATGTATTGTTGACGTATGTCCTAATTTCATCACCAATGGATTGCTCAGAAGCAGGAATAGGCCGGAAACGACCAGCCTCTTTTTGCGTAGTTGTGCCCGGCAATTCTTTGTATGCTTCCTCGCCACGACGAGCTTGTCGAGTAGCCGACGTTTCAGCTATGCCAGCTTTTTGTTCTGCCTCATCAGCAAGTTTTTTAGCGGCGTCAGCTTCTGCACCAGTACGTTTTTGAGCATAGTCACGTAAAGCAGTAGCCATACGTTTAGCATCGCCACCAAACGCTTGGTCCATTAACTTAGAAACATATTTATATCCCTTGGATGCTATCTGACCCGCCAAAGGAACTGTTCCAGAAAGAACACCACCAACAACTGCGCCTTGCAATCCTGACTCTGCTTTTTTCTTGCCAATATCACTGTAATCAGGAGCTTCAGTCAAAAATGCTTCTGTACCTCCGGCAACAGCCGCGCCACCAAGAGTTCTAGCTAAAAACTGAGGAACCATTGATAAGCCAGCCGTAAATTCAATTCCTTTACCAATAGGAATAAGGCCAGCACCACCTTTAGTTATTTCTTTGCCGAGAGTGCGTGCGCCAATAGTTCCGCCGGGAGCAATGTACTCAGGTTTGGCTTCGACACCTTTGACATATTCAGCAGCTTTACGTTGTAGTGGTTCATAAGGAATAGATTGAACCGCACCAGCAATAGGCAATGACATACCCTGAAAAAACTCACCAACTTGCTCAAGTTGAGATGGTTCTGCTTTATCTTTAGGTGTAGGTGACGCTTTTTTAGACAAATAAGCATCTGGGTCAAAACCGGTTGATGGTTCTGACTCCGCTAAGTATTTATCAGGGTCGAAAGCCATTATTGAACTCCTAACCTTTTTTTAATTTGTGCTGACCTTGGGTCTTTAGGATTAGCGTTTGCCCAATCTAACGCTTGCTTATCTTGTGGACTAATTTCTTTAGCTGGAGCAGAAGTATC